CAACGTATTATACGTTACTCTCGAAATGGCAGAAGAAAGGATTGCTGAGCGCATCGATGCAAATTTACTTGATGTCCCGATTGATCAACTTGAGACGTTGCCTCAACAACTTTTTGATACCAAAGTTAACAAACTCAAGGAGAAGTCTAGAGGCAAACTTATTGTAAAAGAATATCCTACAGCTACAGCACACGTTGGTCATTTTCGAGCTTTATTTGATGAGCTCAGGCTTAAGAAAAACTTTAAGCCTGACGTAGTTTATGTTGATTATCTTAACATCATGGGATCATCGCGAATCAAAGGTCTTGGTGGATCTGTTAACACATACTCTCTCATTAAAGCAATTGCTGAAGAACTTAGAGGTTTAGCTGTTGAACATGATGTTCCAATTTGGTCAGCTACTCAAGTTACTCGTTCAGGTTTTGGTAATACCGATGTTGAGTTGACAGATACTTCTGAATCCTTTGGTCTTCCTGCAACTGCAGATTTAATGCTTGCTCTTATTTCAACTGAACAATTGGAAGGTATGAATCAGTTAATGGTCAAACAACTAAAGAATCGTTACAATGATCCAACTCAAAATAAAAGGTTTGTTGTTGGTATTGATCGAGCTAAAATGCGTTTATTCGACGTAGAAGATTCGGCTCAGACATTATCTAGTGATGAAATTACAACACCTGCAGCACCATGCGGAAATAGCGACTTTTCGGCCTTTAAGATCTAAATATGTTCAAATGAACACCAAAATAGCTGTATTTTCTGTAAAAAAAGTATGTACATTAGCTGGTTTTTATGGTAGAATCTATCTAGATAGTAATGGTTAAAGTATCTGGATCCGGAAAAAACAAAAGGGCCGAGGTAAAATCTCTAATTGAGTTTTGTACAAACAAGCTCATGCCGAGACTTAAAAACAAATTAACAATTGATGTAACACTAATTGCTAACCTTACAGAAAAGGAAGGCCTTGCTGGAGATTGTATATGGAATGATGATTCTTGTAATCGTCCCAGGGAGTTTATAATACGTGTTGATTCTACACAAGATCGTGATGATATGATGGAAACTGTTGCTCACGAAATGGTTCACGTAAAACAGTATGCCCGAGGAGAGCTTAAAGATTTTTCTGCTACAGATGCAGTTTGCAAATGGCAAGGAAAAGATATTGATCTTTCAAAATTAAACTACTATGATCATCCGTGGGAAATCGAAGCACACGGCCGTGAAAAAGGATTGTACATCCAATGGGTTTCTTCAGAGATTTAGTATTAATCATATCGTCAAGTGTATAAATATTATAAATAGAAATACTATTTAATTTATGGGACATCATGTTAACATTTAAAGATTACAAAATTTTATCAGATACTATGACAGAAGCAACAGTGAGTGCTTCTAAATATGGAGAAGGATCATTCTTCATTCTAAAGACTCAAAAGATTGATGCCTTTAACAAAAAACTCGCTGGAAAAATTAACTTGCCATCTTCGCCAGTTTTTAGTAAATTAGATCCCAATAAAGTTCCTTCTGATGCTATCATATTTGGTAATCCTAAGGACGAATTAAGAGCTGCATTTAATATTTTAGACGGTCCAGATGGAAAATCATATGGTGCCGTTGCATGGCATGAAAAAGCAGTTGATAACTATTTTAACAATTTAAAAATAGGATCAGACATAAACTGGGGAAGAGACACACCAACATTAGAAACAGTTCAATGTATTGGTGTTTTTTATAAATCAGTGGAAGCCGATGCTGAAGATAGAACCCGCGTAATTAAAAACGTAAAGGATATTCTCAACAACGGCCAAGATTGGGATACTAAAGGGAAGTCAGGCCTTCTTTCAAAACTTGACACAATGACTTCCAAGAATTTTAATGAATTGATTGGACTAATCGCTGGCATGAGTGATTTTATGAGTCTTATTGATTTTAAACCAAACATTATTCATGGAAGAATTAATGACTATTATTCAGCTGAAGAAGAAAACGAAAACGTTGCAATAACAGGCGTTAAAGCAAACACCGCAGATATGATTATTTCTTCTGCTGATGCTAATAAAACGATTGAGGCAATGAAAAGTGACTCATTCACATTTGATAAAAACGGATTAATTACTGGAAAAAATAGTAAGATTAAGCTTATACAAGTATCTTTGAAAAAATCAGCTAATAAAGCACAACTTGGTAAAGTTACAGCGTACATTATTCAGAAATATGGTTTACCTTCTTACGACGATTACTTTACTGATATTGTTAACGAATCAATTATTCTTGATGAAGGTGTTATAGATTTTATTAAAACTGCTTATACCAAAGTAAAGGATGTTTTCTCAAAGGTTTCTGCAGCAGTTACTAATTTCTTTAGTGATATTATGAATAACCTTAAAAAGGTTAATTCTAAAGAAAAGAAAAAAGTTTTTTCGCGTTACCAAAAGCTTTTTAATTTAGGAAAAAAGGATATGTTTATCCTTGAAAGTTATGCTGAAAATCCAAACGTTATTCTTGAAAAAAAGGCTGAACAAACTTTGAACAGCAAGCTTGAAAATATTAAGATATCTAACGCAAATAAACTCGTTAAAGAAGTTAGAAATAAAAAGAGCGAAATTATTAATTTGTATAATACTAAAGATTATCTTATACATAAAGCCGGGAGTAAGATTAAGAACTTTACTGACAAAAGCGAATTAAACATCGATGTTATTTCAAAACTTCTTTCTAATTCGTATTCACTGGCGTCTGTACAATCTATTATTGGTACAGCAAAAACAGACGAAATTATGTCTGCAGTGATTGACATGCATAAAGAAGTATTTTTCGGTAAAACATCTCTTCCTTTATATAAAGTGTATGGAAAGTCAGGAGGTAAGTCATGGGAATATTTGGGTTCAGCAGACGAATATGTTGAAAAGAAAAAGGAAAAACTTAAAGACGTCCAATTTCCTATTTCAGGTATTAGGATGAATACACAAGATAATAAATATTTAAATATCGATCTATATGTTGTAAGTGACGTTGTGGACAATCAAATTTTTTACACAGCATTTCGCACTGGAACTAATGCATCAGGTAGATTCTCCTTTAACTTTGAAGGAACTAAAAAGATATCACATGAACAATTTATTAAATTTTTAAAATGAACCAAAACGTACTAGAAGCACTTGATTTTCATTACGAAAATAGCATTCCATTAGCTAATAATATTTTTAGACCTCATTCTGAAAATTATTACAAACTTTTTAGTTATGCACGTATTCTTAAAGAGTCTTTAAATTTAACTGATTTTGATGAATATTTGTTATCTACAGACATTGGAGATTTTGGAATTTATGAAGGAAATGAAGTTCCCTTAGATCACCCATTCATCAATGAGGCAGAATACAAAGGTAATGAGGTTGATTTAAATCAGCCTAAGCGAGGAGGAAGTAAGAAGTTTTATGTTTATGTTAAGAATGATAAAGGCAATATTATAAAGGTTGAGTTTGGTGATACATCAGGTCTTGATGTAAATTTTGACGATGATGGTGCAAGGAAATCTTTTGCGGCCCGTCACAAATGTCATCTTAAAAAAGATAAAACGAAAGCAGGTTATTGGTCGTGTAATCTCCCACGATACGCAGCTGAATTAGGTCTTAAAAACGGAGGTAATTTTTTCTGGTAATGAGTAAACCATATATAGACACACAAGAAGGTAATACGAATATTCGTATATTTGAAACTGGGGTAGATACAACAGAACTAGTTTGGCACCGAGATAGAGAGAGTCGGCGAGTTACTGTTTTAGAAGGCGAAGGCTGGTCATTTCAAATGGATAATAATATTCCAAAAAAATTAGTCGTAGGCGACACGATTGATATTCCTAAAATGGAATACCACCGCATATACGAATCAGGATCTACAAATCTTAAAATTTCAATCGAAAAATTGCCTATGAAATCATTTAAAGATTATATTTTCGAGGCCTCCCGCGCTGGTAAAAACACTCATATGACACATATCGAAGATCGTGTTATTTATGGTGGAGTTAAAGGAGCAAGAGAAGCGATTCTTGCTCTTCGTTCTTTAAGAGATATGTTAGCAGGTAAAGTTAGTTCTTCAACTGATGTTACTGAAAAGTGGGATGGTGCACCGGCTGTATTTGCCGGAACTGATCCATCAGATGGAAAGTTTTTTGTAGCAAAAAAAGGAATTTTTAATAAAGATCCAAAGGTTTATAAGTCAGAGACCGATGTGAGAAACGATACATCTGGCGACTTAGCAGACAAATTAGTAGTAGCATTCAATGAACTTAAAAATCTTGGCATTAAAGACGTTATTCAGGGAGATCTCATGTTTACAAAGGGAGACCTCGAATCTGAAACTATCGACGGTGAGAAGTATATTACATTTCAGCCTAACACCCTCGTGTATGCAGTTCCTTCCGGCTCTGATTTAGCAAAGACAATTACAAAAGCTAATTTAGGAATTGTGTGGCATACAACTTACAAGGGCGATAGTTTTGAATCTATGACTGCATCTTATGGTGTAGACATTTCCTCTCTTAAAAAGAAATCAAGTGTTTGGCAAAAAGATGCTGGACTTGGATTTAAAAATCTTTCTGGTACCGCAACATTAACTAAAGCAGATACTGATGAAGTTACTGCACAACTTTCAAAGGCTGGCAAAATCTTCCAAAAGATTAAGTCAACAACTCTTAACGAGTTAGAAAATAATCCAGAACTTGCTACTAAACTTGAGACATTCAATAACACACTCGTAAGAAAGCGTGAGCGCATTAAAAGTACTGCAAAACATGTAAATGATCTTATTGCTTGGTTTGATAAAAAACATAAGGCCGAGTACAAAAAGCGCAAAAGTGATAAAGGCAAACTAGATATAGCACTGAAGAATGAAAACGAAATGAAATTCTTTTCTAAGGAAAATAGAAAGAACCTTGATATGATGTATCAACTAATGAATGCAATTATTGATGCTAAGTTAATCATTATAAATAAACTAGATAAGTTAAAAGAAATTGACACATTCATTAGAACAAAAAAAGGTTTTAAAGTAACAGGCTCAGAAGGATTTGTTGCGATTGACTATAATACTAATGGAGCTGTTAAACTAGTTGACCGATTAGAATTTTCTACAAATAATTTTTCACCAGATGTTATAAAAGGATGGGAACGATGAAAAAAATAAACGATATTAAAGGCTTTAAGCAGTTTAATGAAGAAAGCGTAAAGGCAGTAGTTTTTACGTTTGGAAGATTTAATCCTCCTACTGTTGGACACGGCAAGCTTATAACCAAAGTAGCTGCAGCAGCTATTGGGAATCAGTATCGTATATATGCTTCGCAATCAAACGATTCTAAAAAGAATCCTCTTAAGTATAAAGAGAAAATTCGTGTTATGCGTAAAATGTTTCCAAAACACGGAAGAAACATTATTGAAGATAAGAACGCAAAAACCGCATTGCATATTGCTTCTATTTTACATGATCAAGGCTTTACTAAGATGACCATGGTTGTTGGCTCTGACCGTATAAAAGAATTTCAAAAACTTCTTAAGAATTATAATGCTGTAAAAGGCCGCCACGGATTTTATGATTTTAAGGATGGTATAGAAGTTATATCAGCAGGCGAAAGAGACCCAGACGCAGAAGGTGTTGAAGGAATGAGTGCTTCTAAAATGCGGGCTGCAGCAATTGATGGTGACTTTAAATCATTTAGTCAGGGATTACCAAAGGAATACGGAGAAGACATGACACTATTTAATCTAATTCGAAAGAGAATGGGATTAAAAGAAAAGGTTAGTTTTCGTAAACATGTTCAATTACCAAGTCTTTCAGAAAAAAGAGAGCAATATATTTCAGGCGAAATATTTAATGTCGGAGACTCTGCTGTTACTGAGTCTAATGATGAAATCATAATTAAAGAAAGAAAGTCAAATTACGTTATTGATTCAAAAAACAAAAAACATTTTGTTGAAAAAATCAATCCTTCTTATAAAAAAGATTTATCAAAATCGACTACAGCAAAACGCCAAGCTCAGTTTAATAAACAAGCTAAAATGGATGATGATGATCCTAAAGCTTATAAGAAAGCCCCAGGAGATGCTCGGGCAAAGACAAAGGTTTCTAAGCACACGAAAGCATACCATAAAAAATTTGGTAAAAAAGAAGGTTTAGATCAAGGAACAGACGAGTTAGTTAAAGCTTACAAAAAGCTTACACCACTTGAAGAAAAACAAATTGCCGGACTTAAGAAAAAAGCGGAAGAATCTGGCATGCCATATGGTATATTAAAAAAGGTATTTGACCGCGGGATGGCTGCATGGAAAACAGGCCACCGTCCAGGAGCAACTCCTCATCAATGGGCGTATGCACGTGTCAATTCTTTCGTTACAAAAAGTAAAGGCACATGGGGCGGAGCGGATAAAGATTTAGCAGCAAAGGTTCGGAAAGAATCTATAGACGAAGGAGAAGGCAAATATAAAGGAGAAACTTGGGAAGATGGTTTTAAACGTCGTGTAGTAAAGACAACAAAGGACGAACATAAGGCAGATGGTTATAAATGGAGAATTAAGGGAAAGGAACGAGAAGAAATTTCGATTAAGCTTTATAAAGAAAAGCCTGATTTTAAAGAATTTGAGAAACAAATGAAACGTGTCGCTGGACACGAATTTGGCGGTTAAAGGTATTAGATATTATAAATAGTAAAATAATTATATGAATCAAGAGGACAATAAACGCTTAGATCGTATTGAAGAAAAAATTGATAAGATGACTGAAGCTGTTATTGCTTTAGCTCGTGCTGAAGAAAAAATTGTTAGTCTTGACGAAACAACCCGAATGATTCTTAACAAAATGGTTGATCAAGATAAACGTTTACGAACACTTGAAGCAACACAATCAGATACTCAATCGACGATTAAAACCGTAAGAGCTGTTGCTTTTACAACAATATCTGCGTTAATTACTAGTGCTGTTGCAGGAATAATTTGGTTATTATCGGGAGGAAAATGATATGATAAGCTTTAAAGAATTTTTGCTGGAAAAGCCGCTAAATCCTGCACAAAGAATAGCAAGAAGCCGTGTAATGAAAAGGTTAATGCCAAAAATTCAAATGAAAAGAAAGTTGGCAATGAAGAAAAAAGCTTCTTTTGATCAGTTGAAATCAAGATCCGTTAAAAAGGCTACAGACATTGTTAGAAAAAAATTAGCTAAAGGTGACTATTCTTCAATGACATATTCTCAGAAAATTCAAATTGACAAAAAACTCGAAAAGAAAAAAGGACTAATAAAAAAACTTTCTAAAAAACTTATTCCAGCTATAAAACAAGCAGAAGCTGATAGAATTCAAAAAGCTAAAGAAAACCCATAACAATATAAATAGAATCATGTACCAAGACGATTTAACGAAAAAAATTGCCAACGCGGCAAGAGAAGTACTTGAAAATAAAAAAGTAAAAGAAACTGAGGTTCAGCCTTCAGACAAAGACTTTGTCGATCTCCATTCGATTGATAAAGGAAAGCGTCGTGGCTCAACTCCTCTTACAGAAAAAGATATCGACGAAGCAAATGAATTTACCAAAGCTGCTGCAAAAGCTGCAGTTGCTGGTGATGACGAATTTGAATTTGACGGTAAGAAATTCCCTACTGAAATGGATGTTGAAGTAGCCAAGAAAATCCTTGGCGAATCAGTTGAACTTGATGAAGCTACCATGAGCTCAGGTGTAAAAATGGCAGCTGAACGCATTTATGCTTTAGAGAATCAACTAAAAGTCGGATCAGCGGTGAATAAGGGTGTTAACAAAGCGCTTGGAGGA